GGCGCTGGTAATTCTCTTCCGACTCGCCCGGGTCGTCGTTCAGCGGGTCGTAATAGACCATGGAGCGGGTGAAAAGCTCTTTTTGTCCGCCGGCGAATTTGGAGAGGGTGACTTCTCGGGTATCGAAGATCGCGACCGGTTCGGCTTCCGGGTCGATGACGATGGGGGCGACGGTGCCGTCCGGCTGGGGGGAGAGGATAATCCCGCAGGTGACGGCAATCTCGTTGATGAGGGTTTCCGCCTCTTCGGGGGAGCTTATGGTGCGGGTGATGTTCCACTCGGTGCCGGAGCGGTCCGAGGTCCTCACCGTGGTGAAGTCCCCGATATAATGCCCCGGGATGCCTATCCGGTCGTATAGGTCGAGAAGCACGTCAAAAGCATGTTCATCATCATAAAAAATTGGGATGGTCGCCTTGGCCCCGGTGGTGGCTTGATATGTCTCTTCGGGGAGCTTGCGCTTGGCGTACATCTGCCGGACGTCGCGGAATTTGACACCGATCTGCATCTTGACCGGGTCGGCGTCGTAGTCGTAAAAGCGCCCTTCGAGAAGCGGTTCGTAGTCCGACTCGGATATTCCGACGTATCCGTGGCGGATGCGGGCGATCTTGTTTTTCGGATAGCCTGTGGCGATCAGATTGCCGCTGGCCTCGGTCCAGAAGAGCGCGAGGTTGATTTCTGCGGTCGTCGGGGTCTTCATCAAGTCGAGCTTGGTGGAGAGAGTGCCGACGGAACCGGGGACGATCAGGGGAAGCGCTCCGACCACCGGCAGATCCCGGTGCGTGGAGAAATGAAGATACTGGGCATCCCCACCCTGGACGGCAATTTCCCGCAGGATCGGGTGCGCTCCGGCCGAGGTCATGACGGCGGTAAAATCGTAATAGCGATAGGGGGCGATGTCCGTGCCGTTGGTCACTGTGCCGAGGTCGGTCCAGTCGGTTTCGTTGTCGCTCCCCATGGCGGTAATGGCGATGGACGACGGATAGGGGATAAGGTCGTCGAACGTGACGCGGGTATCGACTACCGGGGTCAGGCCGAGGTCTATGGTTTTGGTTTGTAGGGTGCCTGCTGCGGCGGTCACTTCGAGGCTCGGCCAAAAGAACGTGTCGTAGTTACCCATTCTTTTCGGATTACTCACACCGTCGGCATCCGCCGTGTCAAGTTCCAACGTGACACAGAAGGACGTCCCAGCGGGAAGCAAAAACGGTTGCACGGCGGCCGGGCCTGAAGTCCAGATATATCCGGTTTTGGGAGGTGCACCCCACTGCATTTCATTTGAAATGCCGAGGATAACCCCGGTCGACGGGTTTCTAAAGACCCACCGGCAGTTTCTGAAGGTAAAAGGCACCGTCGTTGCCGGGATACCCCCTGCATCCGCATAATAAAACTGATGGTCAAACCTTGCCGGGCCACCAATCCACGTTATCCATGAATCAAAATCCGGGGTGGTTCTGACCTCTCCGGGGTAGGGGTACATCTGCTTGATCTGAGCATATACGGGATGTTCCATCCTCACGCTCTGCGGCTCAAGGTCCGTGCGTAGACCATCACTGATGCTCTTGCTGGCGACCCAATCCGCCTGAGTCGTGATCTGCCTCTTGATGGCGTCGATAGACTCGAGGGCCAGATGAATCACCGGCTCGCGGTTGTCGGCCGAGGCTGCTTTGATGTAGGCGTCAGACGGCATCAGTTGCCCCGGGTCATAAAAGTGAGAGAGGAAATCGAGAGCAGGCCGTTGACCAGCGCGGCCGAGAAAGTTTTATCCTTGACCATCCCGAAATAGGCGGTTTCGCTTGAGGCATCCGGGACCATGATAAAGGGGCGGCGCACCCTCAGACATTGATCGACCCACAGCTTGATGAACAAAAAGTCGACGGTACTGACCTGCCCGAAATTGACGGTCAGCGCCCGCTCGGTGGCGCCCTGGTTGGTGCCGAGGAAGAGCCCCTGGGCGCTGTAGAGATCTTCGGCGGTGATAGCGAGGTTTTCCGGGTCCCAGTCCTCACTGAACCATGGGAGTTGCGGCGGTTCGCAGAGACAGACCCAGGACAGGCGGAATGCACTGCCGAATGTGGCAACGGTGATCTGCCAGTAGCGGTAAGTGCCGCCAGTGTCGAGATCGAGCCACCCGGCATTTACCGGGGCGGTCAGAATCGTATCGGTCAGGATAACGACGGTTTCGGCAATGAAGTTGTCGGAGGAGGCGGATACGGTGAAGGTCGCGCCGTCCATGGCCTCACCGGCCAGACCTAGGGCGGTGACGGGGCGCGGTTCGCCGAGGTCGATGGTGATCGTCTTGGTGCCTGCGGTGTCGGCGGGTCTCCAGTAGGCATCCTCTGTAGCGGTCAAGAGACTTGCCGGTGAGGTCCCGGCGTAGCTGTCGGTGGCGCTCACCGTGGCGGTGGGCAGGTAGGGGGTATTCGGATATAGAAAAAGTGGCTGTTCCATCATCACCCCTGGCTGTAATCGATGCGGACGCCGCGGCTTCCGGCATCGTTGAAGCGGTCAACGAGATTTTCCACTGTGGCGTCGGAGATAACGCCGATGACCTTGATGGTGATCTCCTGCGGCGACTGCTGCGATGAACCCCCGGGCTGGGTGACGACGGGGGATGTCGATGTACCTCCACCCGTTCCGCCTGCCGGGGCACTACCTCCATCGAATGACATTCCCGAAACATTCGCCGCCTGAGCCACCCCTGCCGCGGTGATTGCCCCTGCTGCCAGCAGTCGAACCCAATACGGACCAGGCGTGTCCTTCATTGCCCCGGCCGCCGCTGTATATGTGCTGACTCCGATGTTAGCAATCCCGGCAATTTTGTTTACCTCGAACATTGCGCGGGACTTTTTGCCGCCGAAAACGTAGAGGGCGTTGGTGAGATTCATGAGAGCCGATGTTCCATTGGCTGCGGCGCTCGTTTTCATTTCCCATGCCCTGCGGTCGGATTCAATCTCCTGCTGTGCAAATTCTTCAGCGGCTAATGCCTGTTGATTCCCGGCCTCGATTTGCAGGGCGAGCATCCTGGCGTTCCATTCCTGCTCGGCGGCAAAACGCTCGTCCCTACGCTCCTGCCATACATCGTTGGGGAGCATCGGGCCGTATTGGTTGGATAAATCAACGTCGGGTGCGGAAAAGTCAGCGGCGGCGGTGGGTGCCATGGGTGAAGGGCGGGATGCTGCGGTTGGTGCGGCGTTTTGCCCTTCACCGATGATGAACCGCCCGGTTGATGGGTTGATCTTCGCTTGTGAATCCTGTGCCGTCCGGTATGCTCCATACTGCTGGAGAGTGTCAACCATCCCCATGGCGGCACCGATACCGGGAAGGCCTTTGATGAAAGCCTGCCATGCGCTCGATCCCGTCAATGCGGTCAGGGACCCGTCAAGACCATCGACAAACTCGGACACATCGCTGACGACATACCCAAGCCCCGTAAACGTGGTTGTAAGCTCACCAACTCCCCAAATAACAGTCCCGCCAACCCCTGCATCGCCAATGGTGTACAGCAAGGAATCAAATGAATCCTCAAGGTTGCTGAGAGCCCCGCCGACCGTTGACATTTGCAGGTTCATAGCCCCGGCGAATTGAACATCACCAAGGCCTTTCAGGTACCCCTCAATGGATGCCGAATCTTTACCGATGGTTGTTGTTACGCCCTGAAACGTGAGGGAGACGCTGTCACCCTGCTGTTTCGCCTTGATTCCGAATTCTTTGAGGCGTTCAAACTCGCCGGTCGAGGCATCAGCCACCGCCTCTATCATTTGGTTGAGGTCTTTACCCATGGCCGAAGCGGTGTTGCCGTAGGACATCAGGGCGGCGTTCGACGGGTCGAGGCCTAGCGCCTTCATCTTGACAAAGGCACTGACTACTGTTTGCAGTTGAAACGGGGTGTCTTTGGCGAACTGTTGAAGATTTCCAAATGCAGCATTGGCGTTTTCTGCCGAGCCCGTGACTGTCGTTAATGATGCCTTGAGCTTCTGAAACTCGGCGGTGACAGAAACAACCTTACCGGCAAAATCAGCCAGCATGTTCGCACCAAAAGCAGCGCCCAGCATAGGGGCAATGCTTGCCGCTGCCTTCCCGATGCCAAGGATACCCGTTTCCGCCGACTTTACGCCCTTCTTGGTGGAGTCCTTCGCGGTGATGTCAATTACAACTTTTTTACTTCCCACGCGCTTTCTCCATCATCTCGGTTCGGTGCCGTGATCTTTCAGAACGGACAATCTGTGCAGCATCCCTGAACCATCGGGGCTGGTCGGTCAGGCACCCAGGGAACGGAAGATGGATGATGTCTCCCGACTCCCCGGCGGATAGCGTCTCGTTGCAAAGAGACATAATGTCCCATGTCCGACGCGTGATGACCGATACTGGGCAGGCCAAAAACTTGAAGTCAAGGACCTTGAGTGGCGGGTACGGGTCGCTCTTTTTCCATTGCGAGACATGGCGCAGCGGGTTTTTTATCTTCTTCCTGTTACCGCAGTTGCGTTTGTCTTTTTGCTTTGCCGTGCAATCTGCACAATTCCATTTGCCGGAGGCGACAAGACTGAATCGCACCCCGGCTAGGAGTTTTTTAGCTCGGCATCCGTCAGGATCTGAGTGGAGTAAATCGCCTGGCAGACCCACGCGTAAAACTCCCGGGGAGCTTTTTCGTAGAGGGCATCGAAGTCGGCAATTTCAATGCCGTCAACCGTCAACCCTTTGACGTATGCCACTTTCGACCGGATGAGGTCGAGGGTGAGTTTTGTCTGCACTTCGGCGGGGGACTCTTCACCGAGCGCGGCCTTGTGCGCCATGATGTTGCGGTCGAGATCAGGACCCGACACGAAGCGCAGGCCGACAACTACGGGGCTTTCGAGTTTCCCGTGGTTGCCGAGAACGGGGGGGACGCAGGGGAACACATGGCCGGGGCCGTGGAAATCCATGAAACGCTCCTTAATAAGCGGATGCTTTGTCGGTGGTGAAAATGGCAACGGGGTAATCCGTCGTGTCGCTGTAGAGGCTCTTGTATTTCATGTTGACGCTGGGGGCGGTCCCGTCGGCCGTGCGGGTCGGGGTCTCATGGTTCGCCAGGAGGTTCGGGAGGTCGATGACCGCCGAGTAGGTGGCATCGACCGAACCGGCAACCTGTCCATTGTCAGCCACGATGAGAACCGAATTCGTGTGCGTTCCGGCAATCAGCGCGTTGACCTCATCGGCGGAGCTGAACCCGCTGGAAGGGTCGGCGTAGTCGATGGGTGCCGAAAGCTCGACGGCAAACTGCCCTGTGCGGGTCGTTTTGGACGGTCCGAGGATCCCGTTCATAATGACCTTGTCGTCGAGGCCGTTGGTTATGGTCAAGTCGATGGAGTCGGGACGGAACGCCGTCATGGTGTTCGGCAGAATGGCGGTGAAGTTCGGAGCCGTCCCGGTACGGGTAATCCCTGCGCCGATGTAGCAAAGGAGATCCGATGCCAGGAAGGGCGATGCGACCGGGAAGACCGGCGATGCCGTGGCCGTGGCAAACGGCCCGATGAACTCCCCGGGCCCCATGAGTTCAAAAACGAGTTTCACGTCGTCGGTGCCTGCCCCTGATATCTTACAAGATTTGACGCGCCCGCCTCCGTAATACCGGCTCTTGGTCGTGCCCTCCTCGTCGGAGTTGCAGACGATCCCGATAGCGGTGTCTTCGAGGTTGCGCCCGTCGCCGTAGGGCGCCGCCAGGGGATAAAGAATCCCTTCGTAAGCGGTGGTGTCGGCGACGGCGCGGGTGATTGCGTAGCCCATGAGGTGCTTAAACAGAAGACCCGTCTCCGCCCCGGGATACCATGCGCATTCCAGCGAGTACGTCCACTGAGAGGACCGTCTGACCACGGAACTGTCACCAAGGGCAGTATCCGCGCCCTTGAATTCCTTGCGGCTCTCGTCGGTCGGGTTGAACGTGGGCTGAAGACTTCCCATGACGGGCAAAAACATATACCCGGTTCCGGGGTCGGTTCCTCTGTCGGTTTCTTCGACGAGGGCAATATACTGATCGGCCATTGTTTGCTCCTTTTACGCGAGGACGTGTATTTCAAGGGGGAGTTCGAGCGCCACGCCCTCACGCCCGTTGTCTTCAGATTTGGCCCACACCCCGGGGATGGTTGTCTGTGCCTGCCCACCCCTGCGGCGGTCGGTGATGATTGCGGTTAAAATGTCGTCCTGCTTTGCTGCTATGGCGGAGATGTCAAACGATGTGCCCTTGACGAACATGGAAATTGTCGCGTTTTGGATCTTGCGGACCGCGCCGAAGTGGTGCGTCTGCTGCAACCCTTCGACGGCGAGAGACAGGGTGTATGCTGCATTCCCGGGTGCGCTGATTTCGGGAACGAAGGCAACGCCCGTGATCCCCGCGAGGGTCGTCTTCAGATTGTCGATTGCCAGGGAGATAGACATTATTTCCTCAAAAACGTTTGACCGGACCGCCGCTCTTCATCCTCGGAAATGGTGCCGCTGTCGTCGATGTCGATGTCCAGCCTTGCCACTGACAGGAGTTCGTCATACTCGGAGCGGTAGTAATTGGCGAGATCCATCCACTGACCATCCGTGTTCTTGATGCCGTATGCCTCAAGGATGAGGGCCAGCGTTCGGAGAATCAGGCAGTGAACAATGTTCGACTCGTTCCGGCCCGTTCCTTCGGAGTTGTCGAGATATGCGCTCCCGACAAAAACCCTTGACCATGTGACCCCGCGCTTGTTCTCAAGGTCGCGCTTCAGATACCCCAACGCTTCACCGGCAAAGGTCTGGAGCGTCGTATTCGGGTCGGTCAGGAATGATTCGATGTCGGGCCGCTTTGCGGTCAGCTCTGTATCTGTAGGGAGAGGACGCGCCATTATTTTCTCCTGGGCTTACGGGTCTTCTTTTCTTCAGGGGGGACGGGTTCCGGTTCGGCTTCTTCCCACCGTAGTCCGATTCCCTTGAGATGTTCAATCTCAGACGAGCTTTCGGTTTCGTGTTGACCCCCGATCCATGTCCATACAAACCGGGCATTGTGATTGTCTGCGAAAAAACGAATCCTCATGATAAAAAGGCGGGGGGCTTTTCACCCCCCGCCGCTCCTTCTTTACGCGGTGAATGTCTCGACACTGGTTGCGGCTGCGACCGTGTACCCGAGAATCGACGCCTGAGCGACGGTCAGGGTGTCGGTTTCAGTATCGAGCCAATCCGCAGCGTCTCCCGACACGACCACGGTAGCAATGCCACCGTTGAACGTCAGGGTCGTGCTGGGAATGGTGGCCGTTCCCGCCGTCGACGTGTTGGCGATGGAGACGCCGGTGGTGATGGCCTTATCGAACCATCCGTGGATTTCCCCTGCTGCGGTTTGCAGCGTAATGAGGACCGTTCGCGTCCATGCCGCCGCCGTGGGCTCAGGGGCGACGGTTGCCGGGTTACAGACGAAAACCAGATCCCCGGCGGAGGCTTTGTCCCGGAGCTTCATTTCCGCTCGGAGTTCGGGAGGAAGTCCGAGGGCGTTGTCAAATGCGCTCATCTTTCCCCCCTTAGACGACGGCCAGGCCGGTGATTTTGCCATGGTACTCTTCCGCCCCGTAATCGATGCCGATCTGGCCGTAGATCTGGCCTTTCTCGGAAGCTCCGGTTTTGGAGAGTTCTTCGTAGAACAGAACACCCTTGCCGGGGACAGGGAGGACGACGGGCTTGATGACGCTCATGTCTGCGCAAAGCAGACTGCCCGCGGGGACGTTGGCATCCCAGACCAGGGAGACGCGGCCGACGAGGGGGGCAATGATCTGTTCGACGTTGACGCCGCCGACACTGACCGACTGGGGGGCGAATCCGTACAGGTTGGACAGCCGCTGGATGTCGAGGGCCGAGGCGAAAATAACCGGGGTGACGAACTGGGAACCGCCCGCAGCCATGGTGCGGAAAAGCTCGTCCATCAGGTCCTTGGACAGAGGGGCAGCGGAAGCGGCGACGGCGTTGGTCGAGGTCGCAGTGAGAATACCCCGGGTTTTTGCAGCGGTTCCGGCGTCGGTCGCGGCCTGGTAGGCGCCGTTCAGAAACGAGTAATTCACGTCCTTGGCGATCTGGAGCATATTCGCCATGATCTGAAAAGTCCGCTCGTCACGGATGATCTGCGTCCCTTCGATGCTCAGGCCGGTCAGTTCGCCAGCAACCGACTGTTTCGCGTAGGAGACGGACACCTGCTCCTGGAAGATCTGGACGGTGTTGGTGTCCTGGCCCCTGACGTAGGTGGTCGGAGTCGGAGCGGTGAGGGATGCCGTCTCAGTGATCGCCGGTTGGGCGGCCGCTTCAAGGCTCCAGGGCTGGGCGGTCGGAAACTGGAAGGACGACGCCTGAAGGACATTACCGCCGGAGAGCCCGCCGGTCATGGTCAGGAAGGGGGTGGATTTGGCCTGAGCCCCAACGAGGAAAAGCTCCCCGAGGTAGTTGGGGCAGTTCCATACGGTAGCCGCTGCTGATGCGTTTGCCATGGTCTGTTATCCTTTCTGGTACATTCTTGATTTGAGTTCGAAGGCGAGGGCAACATTGCCCGCCTTCATTGCTTCAGCGTGTTGGGCCTTGAGGTCTGCGGGGTCCGGTTCCCCGGCGCTACGATGAGCAGCGGGGGGGACCTTGCTTCCGGCAAACGTCCGGGCCATTTCGAGGCGCTTGGACAGGGGGAGATCGTCAGTAATCAGCCCCTTGAAATTCTCCGGGACCTTGCCCATGAGATCGTCGAGTTCCTTTTGATCCCGGGCAGCATAGGCTTTGATTTTGGTTTCGAGATCATCCGCCCGTTTGACGGCTTCGGCAGCTTCCGCCGCTTTCTGCTCGGCCAGGGTTTTGAACTCTCCGTCTGCTTTGAGCTTGTCGTCTGCCGCCTGCCGTGCCGCTTCCTTGGCCCTGTCCCTGTCGGCGATCAGCTTCTTGTGCTCGTCCTCCAGGTAGGCCATTCTCCCGGCGCTGTCGCTCAAATCCTTGAGCTTTGCGGCGAGGGTTTCCTTCTCTGCCTTGAGTGCTGCGATTTCTTCGGGAGTCATCCGGCTACCTCCTTGCCCCGGTATCCGCCGAGGGTGATGAGTTGGTGCCTTGCGATTGTCAGGCTTCTTTTGTCTATGGTCACGAATCCACGCTTGATTATTTCATCCGGTTTTTCTTCTCCATCCATTTCAGCATCAACTTTTTGATTGAGCTGACCTGACTGTCCGATATGGCGAAAAATTCCCGGCCTCTTCTTTCGTTTTCGTAAGCCTTCGCGCCTTCTTCGCCACTCATGATAATTGAAACACCGTGACGGGTCGCCCTGACCCCTGCGGCAATGGCTCCGAGCATCCGACCGCTAAGGGAGAGGTTCGGCGTTGTGGTCCTGCCCTTCTTCCGCCGATATTCCTTGTACGCCTGCGAGTAGGGCTTAAACGTCCTCTCGTCGGCGTCGACCTTCTGCGTCTCTGTGCGCTTGCGGATGTCCTTTGCCGCATCAAGGCCGATGCCACGCCAGAACGTCGGGTCAGTCGGGGTGTCAATCTCTATGGTGATTTTCGGGACCTTGATGTCGATCATTCGACCACCGGGAACAGTTGATGCCGACAATTAAAACCGCCCGGCGTCCCTCCCCAGTACCCGGCAGCATTCCATTCGGCTTCCGTTCGGATCGGGTCGGCAAGGGCTGAGACACAAGCATCCCGCGTCACGCCGTCCAAGGGGCCGACAACCTCCCACCGTGTCGCCCCGATGCTCTGCCCTGCCTTCGCCAAGACTTCACCCTGGAAGTTCAGAACAGCGGTATTGGCGTGGGTGTAGGCATAATTCCTGAGAGGCGATCCGTTGACGGCATTCCCGACCGTCGATGCTCGGACCGCTGCAACCAGGTCGGAAAACGGCTGATTCGCGACGGCCCGGCGATAGAGGCCGAGCCTTAGATCATCCATCGCCTTTTCACCGATGACCGAAAACGCCTCAAGATCCGCCCTCGCCAGGTCGGTGAACGTCTGAGCGTCGGCGGTGGTGTATTTCGGGAGGGGCAGTTTTGCAGCGTCGAACGTTTTGGCGACCAGTGCCGGAATGTGCTTATAGTGTTCGATGTGCATCCCGGCAAGGGTGTTGTATCCGCTGGCCTCAAGAACCGCCACCATGGCAGGCCGTGAGTTGAGAATGGTCGCCGCGTCGAACTGCGCCCCGGCAACGCCCTTGCCGCTGGTGATGATGTCGATTATCCGAGCGTCCATCTCCCGAAGGACTTTGAATAAATTCTTGTCGAAGGATTCAACCAGCTTGTCGGCGTCTTCGAGTAGTCCATTCGTCGGCATTATTGCTGATTCATCGCCGCCACGTCAAAAGCCGGGAGGGATCTGCCCCCCATTCCGGCCTTACGCGCTGCAATGTCCTCCGGTGAGAGGCTGGGGTCTTCCTTCAACCAGTAGTCCTCGACACTCATCACGCCAAGAGCAATCTTTTCCTTGTCGATGGTCCAGGATTCAAGAAGGTTCTCGGCAACTGCGGGTTTCGGGAAATCTGTATACACTTCACCGTCGGACGGGATGCCGAAGTTGTGTACATCCGAGATCCTGGCAATAAGCCGGTAAAGCTCTTTTTCGAAATTGTCAGCCGACCGCTGCCGCTTGCGTTGGAGTTCGAGATTCCAAACTTCCTCAACCACAAGCTTGAACCCGCTTTCCGCTCCCCCGGCGCCTTCGACTTTGAGGTTGACCCCCCAACTGTCGGCCACCGTCTCCGTGAGCGTGTTTAGCCATTTCTGGAACTTCTCAAGGTTGATATCGGGGGTGCGATATTCAACAAAGGGGGTTTCACCGGGTGCACCGATGATAGATACAACGGCATCTGGCCCGATAGCCTGCCCGTTTTCGATTCCGGCGTTACTGAACAGCGCCCCGAATGCCTGGAACCTGGCATTGAAAGCGACCTCGGTGTGGAACATGTTCACCCCGTCATTCAGGGCAATCAGTTCCTCCCATGCGGCTTTCGGCCAGAACCCGTAACGGGGACGGCGCACATCCCACAGCGGCACGACGGGAACGACCCCATACTTGTTCTCGTCACTCCCGACGATCTGGCACGTTCCGTCCTTGCGCTCAATATCAAGGATTTTCTCGGGGGTCCAGTAGTGGAACAATTCGCCCCGATTCGGCCCGCACCCGCAGGACTGATAAATCAGCGATCTGATGTCTCCCGTTTTGCGGTCAACGTCAACGTCGCAGTTCCCCCGGTGCAGAACCATGAAATCAAGGACCTGTTCCCCGTTGGGATGGTCGATGACCTGAACCATGACCATCGCCACTTTCAGTAGCCGGGCGACCTGGTCGGCATCCTGGATAACCACGTTGTGATTCGTCAGGCCGAGAAGGTCGTTGTATTTCTCGGTTGCCGCCTCGTTCTCGTCACCACCTAGCCACACGCCCCGCTCGATATCGTCGGTGTAGGTTACTGCGCTGCGTTCGATGATTTTCTTTGTCACGTTGTCAATGATCGGCATGACACCGCGCTTCCGCCAGTCCTTGATTCCCCGGTCCTCGTCGGAAAGCATGGCCTCAAGGTGCTCTTTTTGCGCCCCGTCGAGGTAGTCCAGAGCCTTACTTGCCGATACCCTGGCGGTCGAGGTCATGTTATCGAGGTGATCCTGGAAATCCATTAACGTACCCTCGTGATGGTTGGTTTGCCTCGTACCGGGAAAACGTAGTAGATGAAGTAACCGGCTGCGTCGGGGCGGTGATCTTTACCGCTCTTCTTGTCCGGCACACCGTCATCATAAGCGAGTTGCTCAAGGTCCTCGGTGTAAACGGGACAATCCGCGACGTTGACCAGATACCGCCGCAATCCCTCGCCATTGCAGAACATCGCGTTGACCGATATCACACGGTCCTTTACCGGCGGGTTGGCCGCAGGTGCCTTGACCTTGAGCCCGGCGTCAATCAACAGTGTCAGGTCGGAGACGCTGGCGTTTGTCGTTTTGGCCGCCTTCCCTGAAGCGTCGGGGTAGATCGTAATTTCCCGGTTGGGGTATCTGGTGCCGATTGCCTCGATCATTGCCGGGGTGTCACGAATGCCCGTTATCTCTCCGACAGCATAGACCGAACCGCCCCTGATGACGTGAACAACGGCGCTCATATTGTAAACGTTGAAGTCCATCCCGATATGGAGCGGTTCGCCGGGTTCGGGCGTCACCGTGGTGTTGTTTTTCACCCGGTCGAACGATGTATAAACAACCCCGCTCGTGAGGTTGACGAATCGCCCGTTGATGTAGGCTTCGAGCAACTGGACCGGGTACGTCTCCCGCAGTTGGTCGATGTACCCTGCAGGAAGGTTGCGGGAGTTGCTTTCTGTTGGCGCCTGGATAAGCTGATAGGATGGGCTCGGTTTGCTCCACCGTGCGTAGACGAAGCGGAAGCCCTCGGGGGTTGTCCCCACTCCTACCGTGTTGGACTTTCCGTCCGGCTTCTTCTGCCGGTTCCGGGCAATGATCTTGTCCCAGCAGTTCTTAGCTTTGGCCGTCTTGAGCGTGTCCAGCTCGTCAACCAGGCTGTCGGCCACCTCATAACCAATGATTCGTTCGGGCTTATCGAGAGTGCGGAAGATGATATTCCCCGACGTCCCGCCGTATCGGACGGTAATCGTCTTGCTATGCTTGTTGAGTCGGTACTTGAGCCTAAACTCGGCGAGCTTCTCCTCGAAGCGGGGGAACCCGATCTGGTCAACCAGGTCATATGTCGGGAGGTAGTAGGCGATATTCAGCGCCGGGTATTCCAGCTTCTTTTTTATCGCCCGGAGAATGAGGGCTTCCGTCTTCCCGCTTCCGAATCCGCCGACGAAGGCCGGGAAGTCTTTCGATGCATTAACAAAAGCGACTTGTTCTTTGCTCCCCCTGATCCTCAGCCGCTTAGTCGTCATATTCCACAACGTCCAGAGCGTCGAACTCTGGATCTACGTCGGCGTCAGCAAGCAACTCGAACCGGGTCTTTTCCATTGATGCGATCCGACCCAGGAGCTTTTGAGCTATATCAGAGTGGTCATCTTCGGTATTCAGAGCGCGGAGGTATTGAATACGCGCCATGCGGAGTTCATCATCAAGGGACCCGACTTTGATTTGTTCCCATAACTCTTTTTCGTCAAGAGTTAGGGCTGAAGAGTATATTCCATGTCTAATGCCGTTTTGGTTTCCCTTCGGGGCCCCGGTAGACTTTCCCCCATGTTTGGCACATCGGCCATTCTTCATGCCGTAGGCTTCACATGGTATTCCCTTCCGGGTCTTAGCTCCACATTTCATATATCACATGGGGTTGCGTTACCATTTACTTCTCCGGTCTCTTACCCTCAGACCACGTTGCATTACACTTGGGGCAATAGAGGTAACCTTGCGCCACCGTGCCAACCTGTTTGAGCCCAACACCGCAAGTGACGATGTAGATGCTCCCGGGCTTGGCTGGCACCCTGTTTGCACAGGTCAGTCCGATTTCCATCTCTTTACCCTCTGCATTCCCTTGCATGGCGCCTTCTTCCACGAATCGGGACACATGTCCTTGCATTTGATATGGCAGTCCTGGCAGCATCGAACCTTCTCGAATGCAATGCAGGTGCAAGGAGTCATTGGTTCCTTTGCGTGGCAATAGAAAAGCCCACCGTTTCCAGTGGGCCATTCCGCCTGTGTCTCTTTGTTGTGAATAAAAAAGCCCCGCCGTTTTCGGGAGACGCGATGGAGCCACCGACAGGATTTGAACCCGTGTCAATCTCCTTACAAGGGAGATGCCCCACCAGGCTAGGCGACAGTGGCAA